GCTCCACATCCCGGAGCGCTTCTTCCATGTCCTTGCGCTTCTGATCGGCCAGCTTCTTCACCGCCTTGATGCGGGCCTCGATGGCCTTCTCTTCCTCCTGGACCTCCTTGCCGGCCAGGACGGCCTGGCGCTGGGCGGATGCCTCGGCAAGCTTTTTCTTCTGGCCGTCCAGCTCCTGGTGCAGGCCGATCATCTTGTTGGCCCAGTCGGTGGCCGTGGCCAGGGTGCGGCCGATATCGGCATTGGGGTCGGCCAATACAGCCTGCTTGAGTGACCGCAGTTTTTCGGCCGCCTCGGTAAGGCCAGCCGAATTCAGGCGCTCTATCTGGGCGTTGAACTCTTTATGGACTTGAACAGCGCGGGAGATGCGGGCGCTTTCGTCGTCAAGTTCCTGACCTCCCATGAAACGCTGATAGAACCACTCCACAGCCTCACCGCCCGCGTAATAGCCAAGGGCCAGGGCGCCCAAACCGACGTTGAGACGCGCCAGGATCGGGGTCAGGGTGGCCACGTTTGCTGTGGCGCTGGTTAGCGTTCCGGCCAGGCCGGCACCGACGCCAAAGCGGGCTGCAGCCGTGCCAGCACCCCAGGCCAGGGAACCAAGGACAACCCGCAAGGTGCCCATGCCGCCCGCAAGAGCCGCCACTATGGCGATGGTGCCGCCCAGCGGCCCGGTGGCATCGATGAAGCTGCGCACACCGGCCGCCAGGCTACCCATGCCTTCAGCAGCTCCGGAGATCAACGGCAGGAAGGGGGTGGCCAAAGAATCACCCAGGGCTTTGACCTGCTCCGTCATCCGCTTGATGGCGGCCTCGGTAGTGCCTGCCTGCTTGGCCGCCTCCCGGCCGACGCCGCCCTTGGCTTCTTCGGAGGCAGCCAGCTTCAGGGCATCCCGGTATTTATCCACCCCCTCCGCCAGCAGGGCGATATCGTCGGCGTACTCCCTGCCGATGAAGCCGGACAGCACGTCGATCTTGACCGACTTCGGCAGCCGTTCCAGGGCGCCCAGGAACGTCTCTACCGCCTGCTGGGGCTCGGTCTTCAGGATGGTCGAGAACTCGGTGATGGAGAGGCCTGTACGCTTGAAGGCCTCCTGGGCCTTGGCCTCTGCACTTTCAACGGTCGCCAGCTTCTGCAGCAGCGCGGCGATGGACGTTGCTGCAATTTCCGGGGGGCGGCCCAGGGAAAGGAAGGCCGTGGCCAGGGCTGCAGTCTGGCGGGCAGAGAGACCAAAGATATTGGCCATGCCCGACACCCGGGTCATAACGTTGAGGATGTCCTTCTCGGTGGCGTTGGTGTTGTTGCCCAGGTAGTTGATGGTGTCGCCGAGGTCTTGCACCTGCTCCATGGAGAGGTGGAAAACGTTCATCAGCTTGGCGATGGCGTTACCGACGTCCTCGGCCGACATGCGGAAGGCAACGCCCATGGTGCCGGCGAGTTGCACGAACTCACTCAGCTTGTCGGTGGGGATGCCCATCTGAGCCCCGGCCGCCGCCATGCCTGCCAGTTCCTGGGCGGTGTAGGGCAGAGTCTGGGTGAGGTCTTCCAGCAGGGTCTTGAAACGTTCCAGCTCCTTGGGCGACTTGAAGTCGGCAACCTTGGAGACTTCGGCCATGGCGGTTTCCATGGCCATGGCCTGGCGGGCGGCCAGGCTCAGGATGTAGAACTGGGCAGCCAGAGCCACCGCGCCCGCCCGGACCTTCTCAAAGGTGCCCAGCAACCCATTCTTGGCGGCCTGCAGTTCCTTGGTGCGTTCGATCACCTTCAGCTGGGCCTGGGCCAGCTCGGCGGCCGACAGTTTGCCGCTGGCAGCCAGGCGGTTGTAGGAGGCCTGAACCTGGGCGATCTGCCGATCGATGTCACGGAACTGGGTGACGCCCAGGTTGTCCCGGGCGGTACTGAGCCGGGACGCCTGCTGGGCGCGCTCGGCCTGGGCCTTGGTGGCTGCCGCGTAGCGTTCGGCCTCGGCGGCCGCCAGCGCTTCGGCCTGGCGTGCCCGATCCAGAGCGGCGGCATTGGCGACCAGCTCGGTCCGGCGGTTCATCAGCGCGGCCGTCTCCGCTACCCACTGCTCCTTTGCTGCCCGGGTGGCACTGGCGGCCGACGCCGTGGCCTTGGCCAGCACCTCCTGGCTGCCGCCCGAATCCTTGGCCGTTGCCGCCAGGCGCTTCAGCTCGGCCTCCCCCAGCCGCCACTGGATATAGGCCTTGTCGGCTGCTTCCCTCCCGGATGCAAACGCGCTAAGCTGGGCTTTGCGGGTCTCTTCGAGAGCCGCTACCGCGCTTTTCGCATCGCCGGTGAGTTTTAGCGCAACGACTAAATCGGAGCCAGACGACATGAAGGTTTCTCACAAGTCCTTGGAAGTTGCCCCCTGGGCCGGGGGCTTGCTGGGTGCGGTTGCGCTCTTGTATCCCGCCGCTGGCCAGGGCATGGCCTTGTTGCTGCTTGGTGCCCTGGCGCTTGGCGGTATTGCCTTTGCGGCCACCTTTCTCTACGCGCTGGCCCGGGGCTGACCTACTTCTTTTGATGCCGGCCCAGTGCCTGCATGAAGACGCGCCACGGGTAGTCCCAGACCTGGCTGTGCCCTAGTTCAGACAGGGCCAAGGCCTGGTTTTCCAGCCAGGTCAGGCTGCGCTCTTGGCTAACGCCTTGGCCCCCGCCTCCTCCAGCGTCTTCCGCAGCACGAAAAAACCCTTGTTCACCTCCTTGCAGAAGTCCCGCAGGCTTTCCAGCTGAGACGGGGTCGCCTCCTCGATCTCTTCGTCCGTGATGTCGGTCATGATCTTCAGATCGGGAAGGCTCACGTCACCGAGCAGGACCAGATCGACGGCAGAGAGCTTTTCCAGGTCTTTCATCATGCCGTCGGCCAGCCAGGCGCGAATTTCCTTGACGGTCAGTTCCCGGACCTTGATATCCCGGACGTCTTCAAGGGGAAAGGTCTTCTCAACGCGCATGGCCATGGTCAGAAGCCCGTCCGCACGCGCATGTACTTGGAGAGGCCGACGCCGGTCTTGGTCTCATCCTTCTGAAGGGTGCCTTCCAGGTCGAGGGAGACGAAGTCGTCGCCGATAAATTCGATGGACTTTGCCGGACCAAACTTCACTTTGAAGAAGTCGCCAGAGGTGGGCTTCTCGTCCACTTCATTCACGCCATCGAAAAGCAGCCTGTAGTCCGCGGCGATATTGACCAGGGCTTCGATGTTGTGACCAGCCAGCTTGGTGTAGGCCACCTTGATTTCGGCGTCGGCCGCGATGCTGCCGCCTTCCAAGATCACGAAGCCAGCACGAACCCGCCGGTAGTCTTCCCCTTCGACATAAGCGTCGCCGCCGCCGGCCGGGGTAACGGCCAGGGACTGGGTCATATCCTGGGGAAAGTCCAGGTACACCAGGGTTCCGCCCGCGCCAGCCGTATGAGCCTCGGCAACCACCGCGCCGCCGGTAAAGGCGGTAGCGTCACCACCCAGGGCCAGAGCCAGGGTCTTGATCGAAACCTTCCGCAGGCTGAGAGCCACCTTGGCTGACTTGACGCGGATGATCTTGGTATCGACACCGCCGCCCGGGTTTTCGTAATCGGGCAGCTCCTTCTCTTCCAGCTCGACGGTATAGGTAACCTTGGACGAGTTACCCAGGGGCTCCAGGGCTTTTGCCCCATAGAGGGACAGGTAGGGAGTCCCCTTGAGAATGGCGGCAACACTGTAGGACATATTGATCTCCGGTAAATCCAGGGCGGATTGAATAGCGACAGGGCCATGCTAAGGCCCTGCACCGGAGGTCAGCAGGGGGGCGGGTGTCGGCACCCAATAAGCAGAAGGAATCTAGGTTCTCATTCACACATATGGCATTCAGTTGCCATGCCATATGCGTTAAGGCACGATATACCCTAATCTAGGAGCCCCAATTCGAGGGTGCCAGGACCTAACCAGGAACTCAATTTATGGCCATTCAAATTTCCCTCTTTAATCACAAAGGTGGCGTGAGCAAGACTACTACTGCCTTTAACCTTGGCTGGAAGCTCGCTGCAAAAGGAAAGAAGGTTTTGCTGGTTGATTGTGATCCTCAGTGCAATCTCACAGGTATGGTTCTCGGTTTTACCGGCAGCGATGATTTTTCCGCCATCTACCAAGTTCCTGGAGTTAAGAACATCCGTGATGGCTTAGCACCTGCCTTCGAGTCTCGACCTGCACCTATTAGCCCAATTGACTGTGAAGCGATTAATGGGCAGCCGAACATGCAACTCATTCCTGGTCATATTGGCCTTGCGGAATATGAAGTCACCCTTGGAATCGCACAGGAATTGTCAGGCTCTTTGATGACTTTGCAGAATCTTCCCGGGTCGCTTCACCACCTTTTCCAGCTTACGGCACGCAAGTACAACAGCGATTACATCATCGTCGACATGAGCCCCAGCCTCGGTCCGATTAATCAAAACTTATTAATGACCAGCGATTTTTTCGTGGTTCCGATGGCTCCAGACTTTTTCTCAGTGATGGCAACGGACTCGCTTGCTACAGTTCTTCCGAAGTGGAAAGCTTGGGCCAAACAAGCCCAAGGCTTACCTGCATTTCAAAATGCAACTTATCCATTCCCTACTATCAACACTAAGTTTTTAGGTACCGTTGTACAAAAATACCGCTTACGTGAAGGATCAACTCCTTCTGCAGCATTTCAAAAGTGGATTCAAGAAATTGAAGATGGGGTTCAGAAAAAACTGGTACCTGCATTGAAGGGGTGTGACATGCTCCTGCCAGATGCGGCATATGAAGCAACGGGCATTGATAGTACAAAACCATTGCTACAAATGTCAGATTTCAATGGGCTTATTGCTTTGTCCCAGAAACACTGCGTTCCAGTCTTTGCGCTTAGTGATGCCCAACTCGAACAAGATGGCATCGTTCTTGAGCGAACGAAGATATCGATGCAACGCTTTGGTCAGTTGTTCGATGACGCTGCAGATAGAATTATTGCGCTTACTGAATATGCAACAAGCCATTGACGCATTCCGGCAGGGAATTGATCGTGCGGAGCATTTGGGAGGGCTATATCAAGCCCTCTCCGGGTTAATGACTGCTGCGGTTGATGCAAGCGATCTCTTACGCGCCCAAATCGTACTGGGAGTAAGTGCCTTGGATTACTATGTGCACGAGATTACCGTACTTGGCATGATGGAAATTTTTTCGGGTACTCGAACAGCTAGCACGGGGTTTCATAAATACCGGGTTTCGGCGGGTGCAATGTCTCAGTGCATTGCTACTTCAAGTGGTATTGGGTTCGAGTCTGACATCAGAGAGAGGCACAGCTTCTTGTCATTTCAACAGCCGGAAAAGATTGCAGATGCGATACGCCTCTTCTCTGATGTTAAGTTGTGGTCCGAGGTCGGGTTAAAAATGGGACGACCGGAACAAGACATCAAGAACGAGCTTAAGCTGGTAGTAGATCGGCGAAACAAAATTGCGCATGAAGCCGATATTGATCCGAGTTATCCCGGGTCTAGGTGGCCGATTACCCCGGCAGATGTTCAGAGGTCACTTACATTTCTGCGCAATCTCGGTGACTCTATTCATGCTTTGGTAGCTTAGTTTTCAACCCATCTGAAGAGCGGGGTTTAATAATCCTCCACTCCGGTCAGGGTGTGGGTGGTGGCCACCGCCACCGGCAACAGGTAGAGCCCGCGCTTGGGGAGCCAGAGCGGCCCGCCGGCCGGGGCCAGGGTGAAGCGGGAATAGCCTTTGGCGGGCCGCCATCCCAGCAGCCCCTTGAGCAAGGTATCAGCCAGGGCCAGCGCCTCACCTTTGGCTCTTTGGGCGGCACCGGCCTGGGCGGAGGACGCAACGGCAATGGCCAGGAGCCAGGTGCTTTCCACCTTGGCATCGGCTCCGGTTTGGGTCAGCGGCTTGTAACCATCGTAGGCGATGGGGATTGCCGGCAGGGCGGGCAGCTTGGCGGCTTCATCCAGAAGGTCACCGAGGGACGGGCTTCTATCCTTGAATTTCGGCAGCAGCTCACCGACGCGCCGCTGTAGGGCTTCCTCAACAGGGGTGAACATGTCAGCTTTCCCCGAAGGTGCGGGGGCGGGTCCGGACGACCATGCCGCTGGCGGCCGGGGTCGGCGTCGGTACGGTGGCCGGGGCAACCGGCAGGGCCATCAGCCCCTTGCCGATGGCCACCAGGTCTTTCATGGCGGCATCGTAGCGGGCCTTGACGGTGTCGTTCATCACGCTGACGTAGAGATAGCCTCGGGCCAGGTCGAGAACATAGCCCCGGACAGCCTCGGCCGGGACCGGCAGGGTATAGCGGCCGGCCAGGTAACCATTGACGGTCGTTTCGGCGCGGACGATAGCCCGGTTGGCCACCGTCGCGTCGATCTCGCCGGCCGGAGGGTCTGCACGATCCGTCAGATCACGGATTTCACGCTCCCCGAACTCGGCGACCAGGTCAGCGACGGTGGCGTAGGTCATGGTTTAGATGCCCCGGACGATACGGATCAGGTCACCATCCGCCAGGGCCGCATCCAAGGCGATGCCGTTGGACAGGCCTGCGTCCTTGGGAATGGCCTTGCCCGCAGCATCGGACTGGACATCGGCACCTGCGGAAACGGCAGCACCGGCTTCCACCAACATGATGCCCAGCACATTGGCCGGAGCAACGTTACCGGACTCGGTGTCGGCCTCAACAACGCCGATGGCCTTGGCACCGGCCGCGCACAAACCGCCGTCGAAACCGACAAAGCGGCGCTCCGGCAGATCGGCAATGGCCAGCAGCGAGTGCACCAGCACTACTTTTTGGGTTTGGTTCATTTCTTCACTTGCTCCTGTTTTTTGCCGGCGGCGGTGGCTTTCTTACCGTTACCAGCGGGGGGGGTGACAACAGCAGGATCACTGGTCTTTGCCGTTACCGGCTCCAGCCAGCGCTCTGCATCCTTGGCGGCGGCATCGTCCAGATCGACCTCACCCCCCTCGGGGATGGTGTTTCCACCCCCGAGGTCCAGGTCGATACCGACAACGCGATAGCGCTTGGTAGTCATGGCTTAGGCGTTGGTGTCGGAGATCAGATAGCCGGCATCGGCACCGACGATCACGGGCTTGTAGATGTCGGTATGGCGGACGTTCTGGACCTTGCCGCCGGAGCCGCCGTCGTACTTGTCGGTTTCGGGCATGCCCTTGAGGCGCAGGGTGTAGCCGAAGCTGGGCTCTTCATAGTCGGCATTGCGACTGGCGTTGGGCTTGGCCACATAGGCCAGGATCACGTTGTCGCCCCAGATGTCGTCGGTGGTGATTTTGTTACCGGCACCGGAACCGCCCAGGGCTTCGCCGATCTGGATGTCGTCGATGCCGAACAGCATCTTGAGATGCTCCAGGGTAACCAGCTTACGTTCCTGGGAACCCAGGGCCGCCTGCAACTTGGTGTGGAACTTGAGGGACTGATAAACGGAGGCCCCCATCACCATGGTGTTGGGCCGCTTGCCGATCCGGCCGCGGATCACTTCCTTGCCGGCTTCCACGTCAGCGATGGGGTCGCCGCCATTGCCGCTCCAGCGGGCAGTGCCAGAGAGAGCCTTCTTTGCCCCGGCCTGGAAGCTATTCGGATTCTGAGCCAGAGCGGCGCAGGCGTATTCCCGGCGCAGATCGATGGCATCCTTCACCCGCTTGGCGGCGCGGGACTCGGCGTCGAACATGGACTCGGACTTTTCCCGGTAATCCACCGGGTAGGCCAGGTCGTGTTCCCGAAGGACCACGTCCAGCTCACCGATGCCGTCGGGGACCATGACATTGGAAGCAGCCCGGATGGCCCGCTCCGTATCCCACAGCAGGAAGGACTCCTTGCCGAACAGGGGGACGACGACCCCTTCCTTTTCGGTGATGGCGATGGGGAAAAGAGATTCGCCGATGTACTGGGCATTGCTGTAGCCCCGGGCGATGCTGGTGAGAACCGGATCGACGACCCGGAGCGACTTGAGACGGTCAGCCATGGTGGCGACTCCTTCTAGGTTGAGGCAGGCAGCGCCGGCCGGTTATTACTTGATGAGACGGCGGACGGCGTCCTCGTAGGGGATACCTTCCTTGGCGGCGAGGGCCGTTGCCTTGTCATGGATGGCCAGGCGATCCGCATCGGTACGCTTCTCCGAGAACTCAGCATCAGCCTCCGGCTGACCAGCAACCTTGTCCTTGGTGGCCAGCTCGGAAAACTCGACCAGGTCGGGCAGACCGGAGAACAGGCCCTTGAAGGCTTCGGTCAGGGGCTTCTTGCTTTCGCCTTCGCCGAACTCCACCGGGGTTTCCTGGCTGGCCAGGTGGTCCAGGGTGGCCACAACCACCTGGCGCTGTTCCGGTTTGAGCTTGCCGGTGAGAGCCTCGGCAAAGGCCACGTTGTCGTCGTGGCGCTTGGCCAGTTCTGCCTGGCGGGACTGCGCCTGCAGCTGAGAGATTTGCTGCTGCAACTGGGCGTTCTTGGCCTGCAGCTCGGCCGCTTCTTCCGGTTTCACGGTGTCGTTCTCCTGGGTGGTGGTGGGCGGGTCAGAAAAGGCGGGGCCGAGCTGGCCGGATTCTTCCGCCCGCTCCTGGCGGGCTTCGTCTTCCAGGTTGGCCACGGCGTAATCGGGGATAACCTTGTCGGCCTCTTCCAGGCCGTACTTGCTGATCCACCAGTCACGCATGCGGCGGAACAGGAAGGCGACCTGGGTGTCTGCCCAGCCGGAGAACTCAACCCCTTCGGTAAAGCAGACGCAGCCGTCGTCATCCTCGGAAAACTCCGGCTCATCCATGCCCTTGACGGAGGGGGGCTCGGCACCAAGGAAGCCGATATGGCGCAAATACCAGACGCCCGGGACCGGGTTGTTGGGGTCCGTGGGCCGATAGAACTTGGAGGAAATCGTGCCGTAGCGGCCGGTATTGACGCTCTCGGCGAATTCGGGAGCGACCTTCATGGGCTCGGCATACAGGCCTTTGCTGCCGGCCGTCAGGGCCTTGGCCCAGCCTTGGGCGGGATCGTCGGTCTTCGGATGGCCGATTACCAGGGGCGCCTTGTGCAGCTTCGGGTCGTAGGCTGCGGCGGTTGCCCGGAGGTCGGCCTCGGTGAACTCGATCTCTTCCCCGGCTGCCGTGGTGCGCTTGCCAGCTTTGAAGATGTGCAGGAGCTTGGGTGCCTTGGGAGGCTGGGGGGCGGTTTTGGTATCCATGCCGGCAGTTTGGATGCCGGGCAGGACGGTTGGCAGGGGGGCGG